TTAAGCATTCACGGCAAGAGCTGCAACGCATGGATACCGCCAACCCTTATGTGTTCGCAGGACAATATATGCAGCGTCCTGCGCCAATTGGCGGCGGCATATTCAAGGACCACTGGTGGAAGTTCTACCGTACCCCGCCGATTACCAAGACGCGCAGCATCTACGCCGACACAGCGCAGAAGACGAAGACGCACAACGACTTCACTGTATTTCAATGCTGGGGCCAGACCGAAGCGGGTCAACCAGTATTGCTCGACCAGTTGCGCGGGAAATGGGAAGCGCCCGAGCTGCTCATTCAGGCAAGAGCGTTCTGGAAAAAGCACAAGGCCGTCACAGGTATGGGAAATCTTCGCGCGCTCAAATGCGAAGACAAAGTGTCCGGAACCGGACTTATTCAGACCTTGCGCCGCGAAGGGATCCCAATCCTTCCCATCCAGCGCAACGTCGACAAACTTACCCGCGCGATGGATGTCTCCCCGATGGTTGAATCTGGCAACGTTCTTTTGCCGGAGGACGCGCCGTGGCTTTCCGATTATCTGGCAGAGTTCAGCCAGTTCCCTAATGGCGCTCATGACGACCAGGTTGACCCAACCATGGACGCAATCGACGACATGATTAATAAAAAGAGCAGGGGCGTTTACTCATGAAATGGCTGAACTGGTTGAAATGGTTCCGACCAAAACCATCTGATCCCGTTGAGGAACCGAAGCCCGAGCCAACGAAGAAACCACCTGGGGCTTTCTCAACTCACAAGCAGCATCAGCCGGTAACGCTGGAGCAAATCGAAGCTGCTGCCTTCCCTGTGCGTAATGCCAGAACCATCGACCAGGCTGGCAAGGCTATGGATGACGCCTCGTGTACACAGTCGCCGTCCGTTGCCTATCGTTTCGCGACGGTGGGCGGCGTTCCGGATAACGTGATCGGCTGGTTCCTGTCGCAAGGTTTTATCGGTCATCAACTTTGCGCAGTGATGGCTCAGCAATGGCTGGTTAATCGCGCCTGCAAAATCCCACCAGAAGATGCCACGCGCAACGGTTGGAAAATTACCGGGCTGCCGACAGATAAAATCCAGCGCCTTGAAAAGCTCGACCGCAAGCGGGGCATTAAGCGGCAAGTCCAGGAGTACGCTCGCTTTAACCGAGTATTTGGAATACGCATTGCTATCTTCTGCGTTGATAGTGATGACCCGAAATATTACGAAAACCCGTTCAATATCGACGGCGTTCGCGAGGGAAGTTATCGCGGCATTAGTCAGGTTGATCCGTACTGGTGTGCACCTGAACTTGAAGGGGTCGATGTAAGTGACCCGTCATCTGAGAACTTTTACGAGCCAACTTTCTGGCGAATTTCCGGGAAGCGTTACCACCGATCGCATTTGGTCATTATCCGTTACTCAGATGTGCCTGACGTTCTCAAGCCAACCTACCAATTCGGCGGCCTGCCATTACCTCAGCTCATATGGGAGCGTGTGTATGGTGCTGAGCGGTCAGCGAACGAAGGGCCGCAACTGCTCATGTCCAAGCGCTTAAATGTCGTGAAGACTGACCTTGAGCAGGCTATGGCTGATCCGGATAAGTACATCGAAAAACAGCAGAGTTTCGCTGAGTCGCGAGACAACTTTGGATTGCTGAATATCGGCATGGAAGATGATTACAGCCAGCATGAAACCTCACTTGGCGACGTCGACGCGGTAATTATGACTGAGTATCAACTGGTGGCCGCAGTCGCGGAAATGCCAGCAACAAAGCTTCTTGGTACTTCGCCAAAGGGATTCAATCCAACTGGAGAATTCGAAACAGGGGCCTATCGTGAAACGCTGGCTGGCATCCAGGAGCATAGCTGCACACCATTTCTCGATCGTCATTACCAGCTGCAAACCAAATCGCTGTTTGGTGAGGTCATCGATATCGAGGTGGTCTGGAACCCACTGGATGAGCCAACTGAAACCGAACAGGCGCAAACAGGGCTTGCCCGCGCGCAGACCGCTCAGATCTATCAAGAACTGGGCGTCGTCAGCCAGGAGCAGAACCAGCGCAAGCTCAAGGATGATGAGTCGAGCGGATATGAGTTTGACGAGGTAGAAGATGGCGAAGAAAACGGAGAGTCTGAAACCGACCGACTCCAAACCGTTCTACAGTCCCATGCATCTGGAGCAAGCGTACCAGCGCAAGCTACGGGGATTAGTCCGGTGGATGAAGTCCAATCTCGCTGACGACATCCTGAACACCAACGGACGCTCGCTTGATGAGCGCCTTAATACTCTCTCTGCGAAGTACAGCAACCTTTTCCGCGACTATGCCCCCTCGATGTTTAACCCGGTACTTGCTGGTGTTGATACTTCCACGCAGCGCCAGTTCACCGCATTGAAACTCAGCGATGCGGTGAATGCTGATGTTGTTCAGGGTTATTTTCGTGACGCTGCAAAGGCCAATGCCCAGTTAATTTCGACGCTACCTACCGAACATATCGAACGCATCAGAAAGGCTGTTGCTGATTCGCCTGGCGACATGTCTGCAATGAAGGACATTCTCGCCGACGCGAACGGAAAGCTAGACCGGCGCGCCACCAATCTTGCGATGGACCAGACCCGCAAAGCATTTACTCAGACGGCCACGCTCAAAGCGCAGTCGACTGGAGCAACGAAGGGAATATGGATCCACTCACATCGCGGGCCTAAGCACTCGCGCCCCAAGCACGTGAAGGCCAATGGCGAGGAGTTTGATTTGGCTGTTGGGCTTCCGGTTGGCGATAAGGGGCAAAACGTTGTGCCTGGCGAGGAAATTAACTGCCATTGCACGTTCAAACTGGTCATTGATTTTGGAGTGAAGTGATGGCGACCAGCGCAAAAGCACAGGATAAATCAGCGCGTGTCGTTGATGACAATGGTTGGATAAACGTCGAAGGCAACCCAATCAGTAAGGTTGGCGTGTTCGATTATCTCGGCAGCGAGATACCCGGCGCGCCAGACCCCGACAAAATTTACCAGGTGTATCGCTCCGCGGAAGAACTCAGCAGGCCTGAGACGCTGGAATCATTCAAATTGATACCGTTCATCAATAATCACACCTGGCTAGGGGCCGAAGGCGCTAACCCTGGTGATGTTGGCGTGGACGGGATTGTAGGCGAGAAGGTCTATTTCGATTACCCCTACCTGCGTGCAAACCTTCGCGTCTTCTCTGATGAGATGAAGCAAGAGCTCGAGTCAGGGAAAGCACAGCTCTCTCCGGCTTACAAATACGACGTCGTCCCATCGATAGGTTCATTCGAGGGGCAGTCATACCAGTACGAGCAACGCAATCTGCGTTGCGGAAACCATCTCGCCCGCGTTGATGAGGGCAGAACAGGCGCTGACGTCGCAGTGATGGACCAGGCCATTAACCAAAACTCCGACGGAGATAAAACAATGACTTTAGAGGAACTGATCGCCGCGCTCGGCAAGCTGGACGCGACGTCACTTGCCGCTGTCATGGCTGCGCTTCAGCAGATGAAGCAACCAGAGCCAACTGCAGAACCTGTTGCAGACGAAGACCCTGCTAATCCAGCGCCAGCAGAAGATGCCGACCCTGAAGCCGATCCGGTACCAGCGCAAGACGAAGACCCGGATGCACCAAAAGCTGAAGATGAAGACCCGTCCGATGCTACCAAGGCGCAGGACGCAAAGTTTGCGGCGATGAGCAAGGAGCTGAAGGATCTGAAAAAGCAGGTCAAAGCGCAGGATACCGGCGCGCTGTTAAAAGAACTCGGCAAGCGTAACGAGCTGGCGCAACGCCTGATCCCATTCGTAGGCGCATTTGCGTGTGACTCGATGGACACCGTTGCGGTAGCGAAGTATGGCCTGGCGAAGCTCGGCATTAAAGGCGTCGCCGCCGGTCATGAAGTTTCATCTCTTAACGCGGCGCTGGCAGTGAAGGCAACGCAGCCACAAACCATTGTTGCATTTGGTCAGGACTCAGCGCCTACCAAATCTAACGCCGTCTCTTCCGCAATTGACAGCCTTTAAGGGGTAATCATGTCCTTTCAAAAAACTGTAGACGACGATCTGGCATGGGGCATCCCTGGCGAGCACGCGCTGGCCGGTGATGTTCGCGCCGAGCTGGTTCAACTAAAAACTGTATTTAACGGCACCCCAGGCAAGCGAGCACCATTCGGTGCTGTTGCTTTGACGCAAGCCGCTGGTGAGAACGGGATTGTTTCGGTTGGCGGCGCGGGAACTTTTATCGGCATCTTGTCTTCACCTAAGCAATGCGTGGCTTATTCGGCACTCGGTGGCAATGCCCCTGGCATTGAAGCGGGTGCATGGCTGGAAGCGACATCGCAAACGCC